TTCAAAAAACTTTTAACAAATATAATTCTTTACCCTTTGGAGTAAAGAGTGCAATTAACACAATGGCACCTGTAGAATTAATGAAACTATTTAATATAGGAAATGTAATCAACACCGGTGTTAATAAATTAAAAAATCCTATTTTAACAGAAGAAGACATAACATTAGAACCAGGTAAACTTCCGGAGCTAACATTAGGAATAGATAATCTTAGAGCAGACTTAACAAAAGCCCAACAAAAAGCTTTAGGAAAACAAAAAATGGGCTATGAGTTAGGTTTATTTAGTATTGACGATGTTAGAAAAAATATAGAACCTTTAGGTGATCCAGATAAACCTGCAACAAATGAAGAGATAAAAGAATTTTTTACAGCAAAAGANGGNGGTCGAGTNGGATTGTTTATGGGTGGCTCACCTTTAGAAGGTGAAGCATTATCTATTTACAATTCTATGAAAGCTTATGGTAATGACGATCAGACGATCGCGGATCGATTACAAGCATTGGGTATGTATACACCGGGTGGAACTACAACAACACCACCAAGTGAAGGAATTATTGGTGCACAATTAAATCAAGGTGGTGATGATAAACCTATGATTCAACCTTTTCGACAAGACCCAAGAGTAGGTGCAGCATTCGAAGCGTATCAAAGAAATCAAGGATTAAAAGCAATGGGTATTGAAGATCCATTTGCAGATGAAATAAGTTTACAAGGTGCATACTACGAAGATATGCCTAATGTAGATTTAAGACCTGGTTCACAAAGTATGATGGGTAAAATTAAATCTGGAATTGGAGAAATTATGAATTATCCATTAGTAAAAGGATTGTCTATGATGACTCCTTTTGGATTTGCTAAACAAGGCCTTAATGCTTTAAAAGGTTTGATGCCAATTAACCAAAGAGCAATTGCAGAAAATGTTGCTGGTAATATGGGCATAGCTGTTGATGATATAGGTAGAGTTGTTAACACTGGTAACTATCAAGATCCAAATAATGTTATGGCTGGTTATAATTTAAATAAAATGACCGATGAAACTTTTGATAAAAGAATAGATACTATTTCTGGAACACTAAGTGATAAATATGGTTTAGGTGCTAATGAAATAAAAGGAATTCTTGAAGGAACTTTATCAGAGGAAGAATTAAACGCAATTAATGCAAGAGCAATTATGCCTGGCACCACTCAAACTACAAATTTAATCAAACAACTTAGAAGTATTAATATAGCAAAAGACAAAAATAAATTTATACAGGACATTGCTAAAAAAGAAGCCGAAAGACAAAGAGTAGAAAAAGAACGAAAAGAAGCATTTGCTCAAGCAGAAAGAGATAGAAAAAAATATGCGGATATCGAAGCAGCTATTTCTAGAGGAGATAGAGTAGATGATAGAGATAGACCTACGTCTGGTCCTACAGCGGTTGGTGCTGGTATGGGAGTTGGTGGAGGATATGCATCCGATTTTGGATTTTTAAAAGACGGCGGCCTCGCTACGATGTTCAAGAGGAAAAGATAATGGAAATAAAATACGATCCAATCAGAGGTGCTATTGTAGATACTAAAAACGAAATAAAGGTTACTCAACCTGAATTTTTGTTTTGGGGTGCTACTCATCCCGAAAAAGTTATGATAGACCAACCTAAATTGACAAAAACTAAAGCACCTGGTAAGATGATGGTAAAAGGTGTTGAATCAATAACAATTAAAGAGAGAATATAAAAAATGGCTACTATAGACAAACCCCTTTCGGACGTTACAGAAACTGTTGTTAAAGTTCCAAAGCAAGAAGAATTAATTCAAGAACGAGATGAAATTGTTGAAAGAAAAGATCAACAAGGAAATGTTGAAGTTACTCTGGATGAAGAAGGTGGTGCAGAGATTGCATTTGATCCTAGAGCTGTAACTGAAGAGGGCGGCCAAGACCATTTTGAAAACTTAGCAGATTTTTTAGGAGATGATATTTTAGAACCATTAGGTGCTAAAATGGTAGACCAATACAATGAGTATAAAGAATCACGTGGTGATTGGGAAGATACTTACAGAAACGGTTTAGAACTTTTAGGTTTTAAATACGAAAGACGAACAGAACCTTTTAGAGGTGCAAGTGGTGTTAACCATCCTGTACTTGCTGAAGCGGTAACGCAATTTCAAGCGCAAGCTTACAAAGAATTATTACCAGCAGATGGACCCGTAAGAACTCAAGTTATGGGAGCACTTGATGTTGCTAAAGAAGAACAATCTAAACGTGTAAAAGATTTTATGAATTATCAAATTATGGATCAGATGAAAGAGTATGAGCCAGAGTTTGATCAAATGCTTTTTTACCTCCCTCTATCCGGATCTACCTTTAAGAAAGTCTACTATGATGCTCTTTTAGGTAGAGCGGTTTCTAAATTTGTACCTGCAGATGATTTGATTGTACCATATTCTGCAAACAGTTTAGAAGATGCAGAGGCTATAATACACACAATTAAAATTTCAGAAAACGAATTAAGAAAACAACAGGTTGCAGGATTCTACAGAGATGTAGAATTAGGTTCACCTCCTGTAACTGAAAACCAATTACAAGATAAAAAATTAGAATTAGAAGGAATTTCTAAAGACGGTCAAGAAGATCAATACATACTTTATGAAGTACACACAAATTTAGATTTAGAAGGTTATGAAGATATGGGTGAAAATGGTGAACCCACAGGAATTAAATTACCTTATGTTGTAACTGTATCTCAAGCAGGAAATAAAGTTTTATCTATTAGAAGAAATTTTAATGCTGATGATCCGTTAAAGAAAAAAATAAATTATTTTGTGCAGTTTAAATTTTTACCCGGCACAGGGTTTTATGGTTTTGGTTTAATCCATATGATTGGTGGATTAACTAGAACTGCAACAGCAGCTCTAAGACAGTTGTTGGATGCAGGTACTTTAGCTAACTTACCAGCCGGTTTTAAATCTAGAGGTATCAGAGTTAGAGATGACGCTCAACCTCTACAACCTGGTGAGTTTAGGGACGTAGATGCTCCTGGTGGCAACATCAAGGATCAGTTTATGACCCTACCCTTCAAAGGTCCTGATGCAACACTCTTACAATTAATGGGAGTAGTTGTATCAGCGGGCCAACGATTCGCGGCTATCGCTGATATGCAAGTGGGTGATATGAACCAACAAGCAGCAGTTGGAACTACAGTGGCGTTATTGGAACGTGGTTCAAGAGTAATGTCAGCTATACACAAAAGATTATATGTAGGATTAAAACAAGAATTTAAGTTATTAGCAGAAGTTTTTAAAACATACTTACCACCGGTGTATCCATATGATGTACCAGGAGCAAGACGTGAAATTAAAGTACAAGACTTTGATGATAGAATAGATATTTTACCTGTAGCAGATCCAAACATATTCTCACAGACGCAAAGAATTTCTATGGCACAAACTCAATTACAACTTGCACAATCAAATCCTAAAATTCATAATCTGTATCAAGCGTATAGATCTATGTATGATGCTATTGGAGTAAAAAATGTTAATGCAATTTTACCTCCTCCTGCTCCACCACAACCAATGGACCCAGCGATAGAAAATATTATGGCAATTAATGGTAAACCGTTTCAAGCGTTTCCAGGACAAGACCATAAAGCTCACATTGATGCACATTTAAGTTTTATGTCTATCTCTATGGTACAAAATAATCCAATAGCGATGATGTCATTACAAAAAAACATACTAGAACATATTTCTTATATGGCACAAGAACAAATTCAGTTAGAATTTGTTGAAGAAATGCAAGAAATGCAAATGATACAACAACAAATAGGGCCAATGATGCAAAATCCACAAATGTTGCAACAAAATCCACAAGCAATGCAGATGGCAAAACGTATTCAACAGATAACTTCACAAATTGAATCAAGAAAAGCTAAGTTAATTGCTGAAATGATGATGGATTATGCAAAAGAAGAGGATAAAATTAGCTCTGAAGTAGGTGGTGACCCGTTATTAAAATTAAAATCACGTGAATTAGACTTAAAAGCTAGAGCAGATCAAGATAGATCAATGAATCAAGAGGCTAGACTTGATTTAGACACTATGAAAGCAATGATGAACGACCAACAACACGATGAAAAGCTAGAACAGAATGAAGAACTAGCTGGTTTACGTGCTGGTGTATCATTAGCCAAACAATCAATGTCTGACTCTAGTAAAATTCACGATTTCGGTAGAAACTTTCCGAAAAAATAGGTATATATCAACTTAAGGAGAAACTATGGATAAAAAAGTTAATGAACCTAAAATTACAAAAGAGTTAGGGCTTAATAAAGACGGATACCAAAACGGTGGCGTTGAAATTAAAGCAACTGACCCTATGGAATCACAGGTTGTTGATGTTAGAGGCACAAAAAGAATGCGTCCTGACAAAAAACCTGTAAAAGCAACTTGGTATTAGTATGTGGTTGTCGGCAATTAAACTAGCCGTCTCTGCTGGTAGCAAGATTTATGCAAATAAGCAAAGGGCAAAAGTCGCGATGTCCGATGCTCAACTNNTGCACGCAGAACGACAAGCTCGTGGTGAGGAAGCTTACCAAGGCAAGTTGTTAGAGGCACGTCAAAACGATTACAAGGACGAATTTGTTCTCGTGATTTTGTCGGCGCCCATAATTGTGCTG